GCTAATCTTTGTTTAGCTTGCCATTCGTGTATGTCAAATCTTTTAGCCATGGATTTCTTTTAATTCATTAATTAATTCATAATAGTTTAGTAAATTTGTAACATTATCATCTTGTACTGATGATTTTTTTGTGATAGGATGTATTAAATCTTTTGTTTCATTTAATTTAATAGATATAACTTTATCTTTAACTATATTAGAATATTTAATTAAATCTTTTTTTACTTTTTTTATTTCTTCATTTATGTAAAGTTTAAAAGAAGGGCTATTACTAACATTATTAACATATTCTTTTAATAATGTTTTTTGATTTAAAGATAAATCTTTATATTTATTATTAAATTTTTCTAATATTAATTTATAAGTAATTAATTTAGTGTCTTTATCTTGTTTTTTATAATTTTCTATAAGTGAATTTTTAGTAGATATTTTAGGAGTTTCAATAATATGTTCTAAAAGAGTTGTTTTTGATTTTACAATTAATTTAGGAGAAAAATTTTTATTCTCAAGTAAATTAAAAATAGAAGCCATTACTTTATAATTATTAATTTTAGCATTAAAAAAATTATTTACATTATATGTATCTTTTATTTCTTTAATTAGATTATATTTTTCTCTTCTTAGTTGACTTTTATTTAATTTTTTATGTTCTTCTAAAAGAGATTCAATTAACATAGCAGCTTGACTTTCTTTTTTATATTTTTGATTTAGAAAAGTACGATATATTTGATATTCTTTTAATAATTCCTTGTTTGTATTAAAATGTTTTTTAATAAAATTTAAAGATTTGTTAGAAGTTCCTGATATAGTTTCAGCTGTTAACTGTCTAGTTAAAAGTTCAAATAATATTCCAGTATTTTTGTACTTAGAATGTTTTAATTTCATTATAAATTGCAATTTATCTGTATATAAATATAGACTTATTTCTGAGGCTTAATATTTTTTTCAGATAAAAGTCCAGTTTCTTCTTTTTCGTTTAATAGTTGTTTTTTATTTGTTAATTTTTGTAAAGATTTTTTAATATTTTGAGCTTCTAAAGTAGAAACTCTATTAGTATTTGTCGGTCTTTCAGGTCTTTCTGATTCTAAACCTTTTTTACCTATTGGATCTCTACTAAAATTACTTTTATCTGAACCATATTTTTTAGGATCTTCTATTGGACGACCTGGATCTCTTTCATCATATCCTGTAGGGACTTGAGCGGGTCCTACTGCTTTGTCTCTTTTATTACCATATAAAGAAGCTAAATCATGAGGGGTTCCATATGACATACCTGATTCTACAGGATCATTCCCTTCATTTTCAATTTGAGATATTCTAAATTTTTGCATAGCTTCATCTAACATATTTTCTTTTTGATCTTCATACTCATCTGGAGATAATCCATATATGTTTTCATATACCCAATCTTTGCTAAAGATTTTATTATCTATCATAGTTTGAGCAACTGTAGTTTTTGCTGTAAATAATTCTACTTTTTCTTGTTCATATATTACAGAAGGAGTTGTTAATTCTAATGAAAAATCTGCTAATTGTTCATCTGTAAATCCTTGTGAATATAAATGTACTAAAGCTATTTTAGTTAATTCTGATTCTAAAATTCTTTGAATACGTTCTACTGTTCTTGCAAATCTAATATCCATTCCTGCTAATGTAGATTTTCCTTCTACTCCTTCTTCATAACCTAAAAATGGTTTAGGTATTTTAAGAGCAGCCATCATTTTAGCTTTTAGATATTCAATATCAGTAGTACCATCATAATCTAAACCTTTAGTAGTATCTATACGAGTTGCACTATCTCCTCCTCTAACAGGTATAAAGAAATCTTCAGTCATATTTTGAATATTAAACTTAAGATTATAATCTCCTGTGTTCTGATCTATATAAGGAGTTTTTCTCATTTTATTAGCAGTATCTGCCATGAATTGTTCTACATTATCTGGATCGGTACTACCTATATTAATATAAAATACTCTTTTTTCTGGAGCTCTCATTATTCTATGAATTAACATAGCATCTTCCATTAACATTAATTGTTTAAATACTTTACGTGCTGGTTCTAAAAAAGACCTTCCATAAGGTAAATAATTAGAATCTGTTAATAATCTAAAATGAGCTACTTCATAATTTTCTAAGGTAAATTGGTCTCTTCTAATTGTATTAGTAGCACCGCTAGCTAAACCATTAGGATCAAGTGTAAATCTTGTATAAGAAGGATTTTCGGGATCCGTTCCTTCTTCTCTTACTACTTCATATACAGATAAGGGTATAACATTATATATACCAAATTTTTCACTCACTTCTAATTTTAAATAAAAATCTCCATATTTACACATATTTCTAACCCAAGTAGGAAGATTAAATTCAATATTTAAAACATCATAAAATAAATTATGTAATACTCTTCTTATATTTTCATTTGATGAATTAATATTTAAAGTTTCTCCATATTCATTTCTTGTAGTAGTTTCATCAGACATAATATCAAGAGCAGCTGCTATAATAGGATCATAATCCATAGCTTCATAATCACTATAAAGCTGTAATCTCATTGATTGATAATTAAGTGTCGGATTATATTGTAATGATGACCCTACAGGTTTATGTAAACGTGTAAATCTATCATATAAAGAATTTGTAGCTAGGTTTCCATATTTTTGAATCCTACCTGTGTCCATTACTTTAAGTCTTTTTCCTCCTATATTACGAATAATAACATCACTTGAAAAAAGTCTTTGTAATCTTGAAAATAAACTAGTATCTGCCATATTGTTTGTTTCTAATACATATTAATCTAAAAGCCAAGTCAAGTCTTGCTGTCCTTTATCTCCCATATCTTGTATCCATCCTGCTTGTTTTCTATTTGGTTTACTGGTATAAATAGCAGAAGTACTTTTACTCCAGTTATTTATTGCTGCTTTTGTTATATCTAATCCTTGTTGTGCAAATTTAAGTGCTGTGTCTCTTACATAACATGCTGTAGCTAAGGCAATGACTAAATCATCATTATATCCTGTTTGTGCTTCTGCTCTTCCATTTTTCCAAATAAAAGTTCTCATTTCTTCTAATGTTCTTTTACTTTGAAGAATAATAGATTTTTCTCTTAAATAAGCATCTAATTTTCCTATTACTAAAGGTCTTGTTTTTAAAGACATAGTAAAACCAGGAACCATTTTAGTTGTATCTATTACATCATATCCTTTAGCTAAAAAAGCATCTGCATTTGTAGCTGCTTCTCCTTTAGGAGAATAATATAAATTTTTATAACCTTTATCTATAACTACTTGTATTGTGTTCCATCCTATATTTGCATTTTCTATAACTAATAATGCATTGTTATATTCTGTAGCTACAGCTACTAACATATGTCCATATTCTTTAGTACCTATTTGGGCTTTAAATTCTGCTATTTGTTTACATTCTTTTATATCAATAATATGAAAGGCAGAATAATCTTGACTATCTCCTCTTGCAACATCAGCTACTACCATATAATTTCTATTATAGTCAGGATATTCCCAAACATAAAAACTACCATCTATTCCCCTTTTTTCTACAGGATCACATATAGTAGTAGTTTCATAATGATTTAGTAATTCAGGACTAAATACTGTATTACCTGAAGTTGTAAAATCACAATCACATTCTTGTGATGCCATTCTAGGTCCTAATTCATCTTCTTGTTGTTTTCTCCATGCTTCATCTCTTTCAGGATGTACTGTCCATGGTAATCTTATAGGTAAAAAGCCATTTTCTCCTGTTTCTGCTTTAGCCCACATTCTATGAAAAAAATTACCTGTACCATTTGGTGTAGATAATACAATTGCTCTACCTCCTGTAGATAAAGTTTGTTGTGATGATGCCCAAATTTCTTCTATTCTATTTTCTTCAATAAAAGCAGCTTCATCAATTATTAGTAAAGAAATAGCTTCTGATCTACCTGCGTCACTTGCTGCTGATACTGCTTTAATTTGGGAACCATTTTTAAGTCGGAGAGCTAATTTATTATTTTCTTGAAATCCTAATTTTAACCAAGAAGGTAAATTTTCATACATAAATTTTACCTTTGTTACTAAGTTTTTAGCTGTATCTTGTTTAGTTGCAATTACAAGTACATTTATATCTTTTTGAAATAACATATACCATAAAGACATACCTGCTGTAAGAGTAGATATGCCTAATTGTCTAGATTTTAAAATTATATTTCTTTCGTTTTTATTTAATAAACTTAAAACTTTTTCTTGAAATGTATATAAATTAAATTGAATACGACCCCTTGTAGGATGTTGAATCATACAATATTTTTTCATAAAGTATACGGGATCTTTAGCACACTTTAAGTATTCTTGTTTTATTATTTGTTTTATATTTTGCTGAGACATATATTAATACATATTATCTAAAACAGATTTTATCCGATTAACTCTATCTTCTGTAGTACCAGATATAGGCATTATTATACATTGATCTTGATATTCTCCTATTATTTCTTTTATCTTATCATCAATATATACTCTATATCTTTCATCTGTTTCTCTAATGCCATTATCTTCTATAGGTATAGAAAGATCATCTATATAAAAAATAACACTATATTCTTTTATAAGATATTTTAATGTATTTTTTAAAGATTTTTTTTCTTCTACATTCATAGCTTCAGATAAAGCACAAAAAGCCATAACATCAATAATAGTTCTATCTGTTATTATTTTTTCTTGCATTAATTCAGCTGATCTTTCAGCAGCAAATACAAGTTGTCCCTTAAATGTACTATCTGTATTTAAAGGTATTCCTAATGAACTTAGATATTTACTACGTTCTGTTCTAAAAATGTAATCTTTAAATATAGTTTCTTTTTTTAAAGCATTTACTAGTGTAGTTTTTCCTACACTCATTGTTCCACATAAACCTATTTTCATATTTAATGTCTTGCTCCTTTCATTCCTGATTGTTTATACCATGGTAATCCTTCTCCTGATTTTTTTATTTCAT